AAAAATGAAAGAAACGATCCAGTTATTACGATTAAGCAAGGTAGTAAGAATGTTTATTGCCATCAAGTGGCTATTCACGGACCATCCAAAGTGGTTTATGGCGGTAATGATAAGCCTCTTTTGTCTTGTGGTGCTCGTGTCGTAATAGAAACTGAAAGTGAAGTAGAAGTTATTAAATGAAAAGAGTCTTTTGTATAGGTAATGGTGAAAGCCGTAAAGACTTTGATTTAGAAACATTAAGACCTCACGGTAAAATATATGGTTGTAATGCCATTTATAGAGATTTTACACCAGATGTATTAATTGCTGTTGACCACGCTATAATGCACGAGATATATCAAAGTGGATATTGTTATAACAATGAAACTTATTTTAGAGAGTGGAATAGATTACCTGGTGAAACATATGAATTAACAGTTTTTGGTACACTTGATAAAAATGAAATAGAACAAAATTTAAAAAAGTTTGGTTCTTTTATAAAAAATAATAGAACAAACGAAACACAATATGTATTTCACGGTGTAAACTTGGCTGGTAAAATTAAAGTTATTACAAAGAACAAAGAGATTAAAAACAAGAATATAGATCACACAGGTGTATATGCGACTTGGGTACGAGATGATGATAAAGCAAAAAATATATCAGAACTTGTAAAACCAAAAGATAGAGGTTGGGCTGCTGGTTCAACCAGTGGTTTAGTTGCTTGTTTAAAAGAACAACCAGATGAAGTTTATCTAATAGGACACGATTTGAATAGTAAAAACGGTAAGTTAAATAATGTTTATAAGGGTACAAAGTGTTATGGACCACCTGAAAAAGGTGCTATACCGTCTGTGAACTGGATAGACCAATGGCGACAGTTGTTTTTAGAGTATGAAAATGTAAATTTCTTTAAGGTAAATGAAATAGTAGAAGATAGAAAAAATGCGATTTATGTAGATGATTTGGTAAATAGACCAGTTTTAGAGTGGCAAGGTAAAGTGAAAAATTTGAATTATATTGACTTTAAAGAACTCAAAAGGCGCTTGACTTTATAGACAATATATGATATATTAGTATTAATATGTTTGATAATTTTATATACAGATTATGTGATAAAATAGTTTCATTTTGTGAGAGAATACAAAATAGAATTAAAAATACACCACAGAAAAAATGGTTAAAAGAATATTTTAAACATAAAAGTCGTATAAATAAAAATGATACCGAATAATACAGGTAACACAAATACAATAATAAGGAGAATACAAATATGGATTTTGAAACATTAAAATCATCCGCTTCAAACTTTGATAAACTTACAAAGGCACTCGAAGCAAACGCCAATCCCGAAGAAAAAGATACCAAGAACAAATACCAAGACGATAGATTTTGGAAACCAGAGTTAGATAAAACTGGTAACGGCTATGCTGTTATTCGTTTCTTACCTGCTTCTAAAGATGAAGAAATGCCTTGGCAAAGAGTTTGGTCACACGCATTCCAAGATAAAGGTGGCTGGTATATTGAGAACTCATTAACAACTTTAAATCAAAAAGATCCTGTTAGTGAAGAAAATACTAGATTATGGAATACAGGCGTTGATAGTGATAAAGAAATCGCTAGAAAAAGAAAAAGAAAATTATCATACTACTCTAATATTTTAGTAGTATCTGATCCTAAACATCCAGAAAACGAAGGTAAAGTTTTCTTATTTAAATTCGGTAAAAAGATATTTGATAAGATTGCTGAAACAATGAACCCAGCGTTTGAAGATGAAAAACCAATTAACCCATTTGATTTTTGGAAAGGTGCTAACTTTAAACTGAAAATCAGAAAAGTTGATGGTTATTGGAACTATGATAAATCCGAGTTTGAGGGTGTTTCTGCCGTTGCTGATAGTGATGATAAAATCAAATCAGTATGGGAAAAACAATATGCTCTAAAACCTTTCGTTGATCCTAGTAATTTTAAAACCTATGAGGAACTTAAAGAGAAACTGAATAGGGTAATTTCAGGAACACGAAAAACTGAAACTGTTGAATCTACAGACCTCCCACCGAAGACCAACGGTTCAGTAAAAAGTCAGGAAGTCAAATCTTCACCGACAAGTGATGATGACGAAGATGATACTTTGTCATACTTTAGTAAATTGGCGGAAGAAGATTAATCTTTCTCTCTCGCTTTCTAACTTTAAAGGGTGCCTAGTAATAGGCGCCCTTTTTTTATACGTGTCTATTTAAATTAAGGAAGGTATCATCATTACTCTTAGCAGCATTTGCTGATATAACTTGTTGAGTAGATGATGAGGCTACGTTTTGAGGTGCGGTTACATTATTGATTACGACTGGTTGACCACCTGTTTGATCAGCAGGTAATGTTAAATCTTTTTTAAGGTCTTTTGACATAATTTTCTTTTCTTGTTTCATCTCAAATTCTACACCATTTTTAATTGTCTGTATTTGAAATTCTTTTAGTGGTGGTTCACCCATTAACTTGTTACGTTCATTTTCTAAAGCAACAACAGCAGCCACTCTTTCATCTTTACCCATTTTTTTGTATTCAGGAGAATCCATTAAAGCATAAATTTTATCTTCATATTCACCGTAAATTTTGTTTCTGTCATCCATTTTTTTCATTGTAGCATCATCTAATTTTGTGACAGTTTCTTTTCCGCCTGTAACTGTTTCTGTAGTTGTAACTTTTTTAGTTGATTTAGATTTTACTTTTCTTTCAACAAATTCTTTTTTAGCAGCTAGTTTTTCTTCTTCTTCTTTTTTAATTAATGCTTCTAATTCTTTTTCTTTTGCTGCTAATTCAGGATATAATTCTGCTTTTGCTTTCTCGTAACCAACATCATAACCACCATATTTTTGTTCAGCTAAATCCATAATTTTATTTTCAGCTTCATCATCACCATAGATTTTTTCTTTTCTTAATGCTTCTGTTTCTTGTCTTACTCTATTTTTCTTCATAGAGGTTGTTTCTTCACCTTTCATATATGCGTCCATTTCTTTATCTTGCATATATGCTTCAAATTTTGTATCACCAAATGCGTCTTTTTCTTCGTCTGTAGTAGCAACTACTTTAGCAGGTTTTTTCTCTAAAGACATAGTTTCTTGTTCTTTAGCAATAACTTTAGGTTTTTCTTTTTTAGTATAAGTCATTCCATCATCAAACATAGCAGCCTCACCTGCTATATCACCAGCACTACCTTTTTTAGGTTCTTTTTCTTTATCACCACCAAATATCTTTTTACCTAACCAAGAATTTTTAAACCAGTTAGTTAATGCGTCAAAACCTTTTTTAAGTAACATTAATCCACCTACTACAAGACCTACAACAGCGGCAAATTTAAGTAAAGGAACTAATAATGGTAATAATGGTGCTACAATAGCAGCCAACATAGTAATACCTGTTAAAACAATTCTCTTACCAAATGTTGCTAGTGTACCAATTAAACCACCTACTGTTTTTTTAAGACTGCCAAACATATCAGCAAATCCTTTTTTAAATGATTCAGGTAAAAATTTGCCTACAAATTTAGCGGTAGATGTTAAACCATCTATTAATAATGAAATTGTTTTTTGAAACTGTCTTGCTATATCTATGATAGGTTGTATTACAGGTATTAAAAAGTCAGGAGCCTTTTCATTTACAGCATTTTCAAAGTCATCTAAAAATCCACCTATACGAGTATCAAAACGACCACCTTTGCCCTCATATAGTTTCTTTTCTTCTTGTACTGTTTGTGCTTCTAACTGAGCAACTAATATTTGATCTGTTAAAACTTCTCTTTCTTTTTTATTTAAATTAACTTCACCTTTTTGAAACTTCCTTAAATCTTCTAATAACTCTCTTTCTTTATTTTTAGCAGCCTGTTCTTTTAATAATAATAATTGTCTTTTTTCAACTAATTCTTTATCAGATAATATTATAGCTTTATATTCTTTTTGATTGTTTTTAATATTAGGTATAAATTTTGCTTCAGCAACAATGTTTTTTTCTCTTAATTTTTCAACTTCTTCTAAAGCTTTTGATCTACTTTTTTCTACTGCTTCTAAAGCGTCACTTGTTTTTTTAAAATCTTCTCCTAAATCAGATAATTGCACATCAAATTTTTTTAAAATACTTTGAAGTTCAACATATGCTTTTTCTACATTTCTACCACTTCCTTTGACTAATTCATTTTGAAACCTCTCGGCTGCTTTTGCTAAAGGTTTAGTAACATCTGGTATAACAGCTTTCATTACGCCAGCAAATCTGCTAGCCATTTCATCTGTTAATGTAGTTGCTATTTCTGTAACTTGTGCTTTTATCTGTTCAGCCATTATTTTTTACTATCTGATTTTGCTCTACTTCCTGTATATAAACCGAACCAAGCAGCGCCAGCACCAACAACGATTGATACTAAACCACTTTGTTCCATTGTAGGACTAGATAAATTCATATACCATATTACTACTTTGTATAGTAAGTAAATATATGTTGATATGAATACTCTTGGAAATATTCTCCAACTGTCAACTGC